CTTTGTCTGCCATTTCTTTTGCTTGAACGTCCTGCGAGTTTATTTGTATGCCCGCCTGCTCTGCCATTTGAACCTTTCCCTCGATTGGTAAGTCTTTAAACGAAATTGATTCAGCCGGAGGCTTGGCCGCAGCCTGTCCCAGGGCCCCGCCACCGAGATCTTTTACAACTTCGGCAACGCCAAGTTTAGTTTCGTTAATTCTCGCCTTCTCGTCAGGGAGTACTCCGCCCTTGATCAAATCCTTAAATACTTCCATTAAGGCCACTTTCATTTCCTTTATTTGTTGGTCCGCTAGGTTTCCCTGACTCTGATAGTCTTCCATCGCTTCCATAAATTCACTGACGTTTCCAAACTGGTAAACTTGCAAAAATTTCTCCAGTACCACCTTAACTGCCTGCGGAGCAATGTATCCTTCCCTGGCAAAAAGAATCAACCTATCTACCAAATCTAACATTGTCGCCTTTTGGCCTTCTTTGGTATATGCCATACCCGCTTCGACCGTTACGTCCACCCGGTAATCCTTTTTAATTGGGACTACACCCTGAGGAGAGGGAACTCCCAACTTTTGCAGCCTATCCATCGCCCCCGCGCCCATCACATCAAAACTCTCTGAAGCCCCCTTCTCCTCGGCGTAAACAGTCTGGGGTTTAATGTAGTGGTCGTCGGCGATTTCCAACATCCTTTCGGCAATCCTTTTAACTGTTTGTCTCATTCGACGAGTGGCAATTACCAAGGTTGAATATTCGCTTTCCTTCAAGCTCTCAATGGCCGAATTGGCCCTGACTCCGGGCGGAATCTTGCCGAGAGTTGAAGTTGTAACTCCCTGTTCTTCGATAAATTGTTCCAAAAGGCCAATTAAGTTAAATGGGTAGCTGGGGATGGGCGTCATCTGCGCCTGCTCAGGCTTAGATGCACTATATTCAACCGTCAACCCGGCCGAGGAATTCGACATTTCAAATTGCTCTCCCTGACGTTTAAGCCAGATTCCACCAATCATGGTGTTAGAAATTCTTTCAAGCCGGGACACAATCAAGTCTAGCGACTTGTTGGCAGGGATAAACCTCTCCATCAGAGGCACCTGATACATAGGTCCCGGTTCCATGCGGTAATCGATAAAGTTATAGTTTTTTAATGCTGTGTATTTATCACTCAACCAAACCCCTGACATCGAACAAACCTGGCGGATGACCGTGTCCCCCTTATCTTTGCCCGTAAGAATTCTCTCCGCGTCTTCCTGTCTGGAAATCCGGTAAATATTCTTGTCATTAAGGACTTCTTTGATGTAGGCCTCCTTTAGCAATCCTGTGGGTGTCCTGCCAGAAAGCATGTCTCCGCCAAACCGGGACTTCATGTAGGCCTCTTTGATATCAGAGGAAGCCTTTTTGTTGTCGGCCAGAAGTTTCTGTCTCTGTGCTTCATCATAATATTCGTTATTAATGACTTCCGTTAAAAGTTGGGGGACAGCCTTGATGATATAGGGTTCGTCTTCGGCATCGGTTAATTCTCCCACTGTATAAACATCAAAAGCGTCGTAAACCTGACTTTTGATTCTTCCTTTCAAATCGGGCCAAACCTGAATCCAGGCTACCGAGTGTTTAGCAGATAGAATTGCCATTAAGGCAAGTTTTTCAATCATGTCCTGCGCCTCAAATTCCCTGCGAAGCCACCAACCGGACTTGCGGGCGATATCTTTGGCTTGTTTCTCAGCCTGTTGGAATCTCATTTGTCCCAGATCCATAGGTTGACCGCTTTGTGGGTCCTGGACCATTTGTTGTGGAAAATCCTGTCGCATTACCCGTTCGGGATAGATAGTTGGAACCGGGTTTTGTGAAAGCAGGAGGTTTGCGACTCCCCTAATTTGTCTGGAGGCCTTGGGAATAGCCCGTTGTGGCGAATAGATGGTTGACCGCTCGGATTGGTCAACTATTTTGTTAGTCGTCCTTGATAAATACCGGAAGTGGTGTCCGTCATCGAAAAAGTTGTTGTCGTACCAGCGGCGTTCGTGTCCCCGGCGGCTGGATTCCGAGGATTTGACCAATTCTTCGACAACCTGACCAATGTCTTTAGTTTCTACATCATTTGTCCCGATTTCTTTGAATTTGTCTGCCATTTAAGCCTCTAAAACGTGTTTACTAAAGTCCTCTTCCGATAAATTCTCGATGGGGGTAAGCTGGTCTTCACCCTTGGGTCGTTTTTCTGGTTTAGTCTTGTCTAAAACTTCGAGGGTGGCCAGTTCTTCTGCGTTTTTCGCCATAATTGCGTTCAACATCTTCGAGCGTTCCTCTTTTTGAGAGTTTAAGACATACCAAAGCAACCCTGATTGGGCAACAGCGACGATGGCAAGGGCAATTTCAATCATTGAACAATGTAACGAGCTTTATAATATTTCTCAAAAGGATTTGCGAATAAATATTCATCGTACTTGTACCACTTCTTGTCTAAATTCTGTAGAAACTCGTACTTCCGTCTAATTACTTTGATTATGACCGGAACTCCATTTGTCAGATATCTGGCCTCATTTTCTTCAAGAATGGCTCCCGGTCGCATTGACCGAATAGTGCTTTTTGTCAGGTCGGTGTATTCCCCGCTTTTGATGCCGAAAACGATCTTGTCTCCACTTAGATCTGTCCCATCCCAGGCGTTCCGGGAAGCATCTCCCAGTAAAAACCCCGGAATCTGGCAACGGTCCAGTAAGTCGGCTCCATCGCGCAGGGCTGCCCACAATTGATCGTGGCTAAAACTCGTCGTATTCTTCGACGGGGAAATTCCAACCGTCTTGTCTTTCGTACTTTCGTTTTTGTCGTTCATACTCTACTTTAATTTTCGGTAAAACCCCCTCTCTTATTACTGGGACTATCGGATTCAGTCCCCAGACCGCCAAGGCGTGTGCCATCACGATATCATCGTGGTGCGGAGGTTTTGCTCCATATCTTATTTTACCAGTAATGCCAATCTCGTAAGAAAAGTTATCAAATTCCTCGAAAGTCTCCTTTGTTGGAATAATCTTAATTTTCTGCTGATCAATCCAAATGGAGAGTTTCTCCACTAATTCTTTTTTGGATTGTTCTGATATTTTAAAAGGTTCAACCGCAATCCTGTCCCTCGCCAAATCATCGGCGATTGGATCTCCTAATCCCGTGGCGTCGATAACCGTTAGGGCGTTGTTGTAAAACCTGGCTGTTTCCCCAATTTTTTTCTTCTGGAACGGCCATTCAAGAGTTTGGAACCGGTCTTGATATACTTGGAAATTAGTTGCCCTGTCGTATACACAAAGAACTGTAAAATCGGTTACCTTGGCAAGATCCACTCCCATAACATAAAAATGTCCGGGTTCCGGCTTTTTGGGGACAGAAATCGTTACATCCCGCACTCCGCGGAATACTTGGCCTTGGCCCTCAAGGAATTCGCACTCCCATTCCTGATTGAAGTCCCCGACAGTCATCGTCTTGCGAGATTCTTCCAGTTGTTTCGGATCAATAATTCCCGAAGTGGAAGCCTTTAGAAGCCAGCTCTTCCATTCTGGGTTATAGGCCGAACTATCCGTGTTTCCCCTCATATAAAAGTCGTATAGGTGGTTCCGCCCCTTAGGAGTACCAATAAACCAGGCCCACCCCATGTTCTGCCGAAGGATTGGTTCCAGCACCATCCAGGCGTCAGGTTTAATTTTGGCGAATTCGTCCAGTACCAACCCCTTCGGCCCGGCCCCTCTTAGGGCGTCCGGGTCATCCGCCCCTTTTAACTGGTAGATGGAGCCGTTCCTGAAATAGACAATAAGCTCTGATTCGTTTGTTCTTGAAATAAATTCCTTGGGGATGATATTGAACAACATTGATGGGTCCCGCCAGACCGCGTCTTTGGCCTCCGCATAGGTCGGGAAGAGATGCCAATATACCCCCTTTTTAAGGAGTGCTTGTTTTGTTATCTCGTTTATCGCTGTTGTCGTTTTCCTCGCCCTCCGGTGCCACACTAAAACCTTGAAACGATGAGAGTCGTTCAGGACTTCTATCTGGTGAGGCATAAGAGTCTGCATTCGGGGGAACGAAACCTTGGTTGTTGATGAAGACTGAGATGGGTTCATGTTTTGAATTTCCTTCGGTTGGTTTGGCGTTGGGTAATAATTTGTCAGCTAATATCCTGAGAGCTTCCAGGCGAATCCTCTCGTTTTTTGAGGTAAAAGCCATGTGTTCAATTCCCTTAAAAACATCCCTGGCTCTTTTGGCCACCATCTGCCAAAGGCCAACCTGTGATCTTGGCACAATTGCCAGATTTTTCTTGTGGGGCCTGCCCGCAAGACGCCTGGCTCGTGGATCAGAGGCCTCGATATTTGCAATTCCCTCGGCTTCGAGTTTTTTCCATTCTTGATATTCTCTGACCCTGGGTGGAATAACGATTGGTTTATCACTGATGACTGTTTTTGCCATGACATCTATCTAATTATACCTCTAGCGTGTCAGGTTCAGGTAAGTTGGACTGGGATTGTTTAGCATCTTGTGGACCATTTTCGGGACTTGTTCCTTATCTTTGGGCCAATGTGGAATGATATTTGAGAATAGCCGCATAATCTCCACATCGTCTTCAGAGAAATGACTTGGTCCGTCGTGTGCGTAATCCTTATTTCGTCCAGAACCCACAAGTTTTACCGGGATTTGTTCATCGTTTACATAAAATTTAAGAATTTCAAATGGTCTGCGGAGCAGAAATGACGTAATTGAGTAAACGACCGGAATTTTCCCCTCCAAGGCCAATCCGACCGCCGCCCCCATCATGCCCATTTCGGCCGCTCCGGTGTTTATCGCCCTATCCGGGAAGGTTTCGCGGTGTTTGTTGAACATTCCGTAACCTAAATCTCCAAAAAGCAACCAAATGTCTTTGTTTTTTAACATTTCCTCATAAAGCTGGGCTGAAAAATAGCCTCTTTGCGACTCGTGAGAAGTTCCGAAATTAGGAAATTCCATTTAACTCCTTATCGGCAACTTTGTAATGGGATTGAAGCCCTACCGACCAGGCTCCAAGGTCTGAGT